TGCAAGTTCACCCGGGCGGACACGTGAATAAATCTTTTCGCCGTTCGGATCGTATGCAACCACCTTGCCTTCTTCGATTTTGAAGTGATGGCCAAAGGTTGCCTGAACCATGTCCACAGGTACTGCAATGTTGTCTTGAATGTACTTAGAACGAGCAAAACCACCGCCGATTAGTTCTTTGTGTAAAGAGGCTTCTAGAGCATCACGTTGCTCAACAATCGGAGCATATTTTTCTTCAACTGCTTTGATAGCTTCAGCTTTCACTTTCTCAACTTCACCAGCATCCACCAGCTTTTTATCGTCGAGATTTTGGATTGTTTGTAATGCCTTTTTAGCTGCCGCAGGGTCTTCGATTCCTTCAAAAGCTTTTAATGCTTTTTCAGCTGCTTCTTTGGCTTCACGATGTGTTTTAGCTTCATTGTTTAAGCGTGCAATTGTTGCTACCGAGTGTGGTGCATCATGTGGCATTTCTTTGCCGTCATCATGAATATAGATCGGCTTATCACCGTCTACTTCCGCATAAACTTTACCGTCGATTGTTACTGTTTTAAGTTTCATTGGTCATCCAACCTATATATACAAAATGGGCATCCGCCCGGATTCGCCGTTAGCATCCGCTTTCGGCAGGCAATAAAAAAGCGCCCTTTAGGACGCTTCATTTCTATAAATGATTATTTACTTAAAGCTTGGCGTACAAATGCATCTTTTGCTTCAAGTAGCTTTCTTAATCCTGTGGATTTTTCAGGCCCGTCAGGAAGTTGCTCATCCATTTGCCGAGCTAAATCACCAATTGGCTTACTAACTTGCTGCAAATGTTCAGGTAAATGTTCATATTGGAAATATTGGATAATAGGGCTTGGCATTTTCTTCTCGCAAAAAAAGCACCCGAAGGTGCTATGGTTAAAAATTAAGTTCTATTTGATGAGTGCAATTGCTTTTAATCTTTCAAAAGTAAAACCATAAATTGCCATGGCTTGAAACCTTAATTTGAAGAAATGGCACCAGAATTCATTTTGTGCTCAGAATATATTGAGCATCTGACATATTGATTTGCTTTTCAGGCATTTGTAGTACCTTTAGCTACGTTTACTTTGTTTGAGCCGGCCTTTGTTCATCACTCACTAAGCGAACACCATGAGCACCATATGCTTCAAAAGTTACAGTAATTGTTGCAGGTCCATTTAAGGCATCAGAATTCATCTGTACTGCTCTTTGTCCAGCTAGTGGTTGTCCAGTTTCTTCATCACAAATAACCAGATAACCTTTCAAAGTAGGGTGACGCTTTAGCACTAAATGTCTTGACTCACTCATAAGCCCAACTCCTTAAAGGTTTGCTCATCCAACTTTCGAAGTTGGTCCAATGTATATAACCGCCCCTCTGGATCGAAGAACTTATCAAAATCAAATTTTCCTTCCTTATAGAGCTTGTAACGTTTCGGCCCCAACCATTCTCTTTGAAAGAAATCATCTGTCTTCTTGAAGAACTCTCTAAACGTAGTATTGGCATCTAGCTGCCCTATTAACTGGCTACGCTCTTCTTTCGGGATGTCTTTAACTCGACGTTCGTCCATAACAAATGGCCGTTCACCAACTAATTTCCCGTCTTTCTCTACAGGTACCAGAATACTTCGGCAATTAGGATGCAACGGCGGTACGCGCTTTGCCGGATCGTTAATCTCCCATACGGAACCATCAAGAGTTGCGCAAAGTTTTGAAGTTCTTCCGTCTAAAGTTGCTACCAGTCTTACGTATTCAAAGCCAATCTGGTTAAAGCTATTGAGATAAGCTTGATTGGCTACATGACTACGAACTGTTCTCACCGTACGGTCGATATCAGTCTTACTGCTACTTAGAAGCCCATCCTCATAATTAAGCCGCTTGGTGCCGCGAATGCGCTGAACTATTTCCTGATTTGTTTTACCTGAGTTGATACCATCCCGAATGGCATACTCAACTTTTTGGCGTGCAGTTTCAGCAATCTTAGAAAGCAGCTCATCAACCAGTGCTCCTCCCACCAACGGTACTTTTTTAGCTGCTGCATAAAGCTTTTCACCATTTGGCTTTTTGATCTTGCCGCCATATAGCTTCGCCGTATAATTGGCTTCATATACTGCCAAGGCAGTAGCAGAAACTGCGAAAGCTTCAGGTAATGCAGTATTTAGTCCTATAAACCACTGAGCAATCAGATCACGAATTTCTTTAAGATTAGTTGTAGTGTACTGTCCACTTGCTAGAGCCATCTTTTCAGAATCATTTAATTCATCAAGCAAATCCCGAAGCTTTGCCAACATTAATATTGACTCATCATTAAAGATTTTTAGTAGCTCATTAACAGATTGAGAAGACACCCGATATAAGTACGCCTGATGTTGGGTAAGTACTTCAATCAATGATTTATCTTCTTTTGAAGCCATACGTCACCTCTACAACGGCATACTGTCCCGTTCACCTTCAACCCGCTTCACTTCTTCCTGATAGTCGTGGGCTGGTAATTTACCTGTCATCAGGTATTCCCAATATGTGCGGAAAGAGTTCTTTCCGGCAATAGCACCTTCATAAAGTTGTTTGGCCAGATTGATATCGTATTGCTGAACGATAAATTCAGGTTCAACCGTAAATGCATATTTTGTTGAATCCAGCTTTAACCACTGAGCTGCATATTTGATAGCTTGTTCAATAGCTGCAGCAGCACAAGTGACAATGCTATGTAGGCTTGCTTGTTGGTCATCCTGACGCGCACGTCGTGCTTCACCTGATTCTTGTGAGTTGGTATCAATCACCTTTGCTCCAGCTTCTAATGCCGAATTCTTTTGAGCATCCATTTCCTTTTTAGTGAGTTCAATGCCACTACCTGAAATTTCGAGATAACCACACTGAGATTCACTAGGAAGGCTCCAGACAGCCATCACACCAGTAACGCTAATATCTTCATCACCCTCAAGTCCATTAATCCAAGGCTGCGGATGAGCTGTATGGTGAAGTGACTGGTAATAATCCGCACTTAGCTGGTAATACTTGAGTGCTGCCTTGGCCATGGTAAGCAATGGTACCGTTCCAACTTGTGGAGAATTATCGGTCGTTCCACAGAAAACAAACGGCGTGAAAGATAGCTGATTACCGCCGAGATCTGGCGTTTTATCTTCTTCAACAGAGCCATCAAATAACCGTACAGTTAGCGCACCATCAACCATAGATAAAACACGGTGAACCGTCTTTGTATCATGCCCAAACTCATCTTCACTATTTTCGAATTGTTCCTCGAGCACTAACAGCTTTAGATCCTTACGGCCACCAATGCTGTTTTCCTTCCAGTTAATGATTGATAGCGCATCATATAGAGCGAAATATGGCACACCAGCCCCATCAACATCGACAAGCAAACCACAGCGCCCAAACTCTAGCAACTCTGAACAAATGCGAATAAAGAGCTGTTTAAGCCCAAAACCATCATTGGTTGCATTCTCTATCAAACCCTTTAACAGAGAACTTTCAATTACGATGTTAGGTTCCAGCTTTGAAACTAAACCAATCATCGTGCGTAATGCGTCCTGAACCCATAGCGGATACTGAGCTCGACTTAGATAGGCCTTATAAATCTCTCCAGTCGTATCACCTTGCTTTTCAGCCTCAATCATTCCGGCCGATTTAGCTAGGTACTTTGTTTGTGCCTGTTTGATCTGCTCTTCACCAGCAACGGCGTCCCGCATAATCTCCCAGCTTTTTTGTGCAGCAATATACTGCGGATGTTTATCAGTAACTGCCATAAAAACACCAATAAAAAAGCACCTGAGAAGGTGCATTGATTAACGAGAAAAACCAGCGATTGCGCGCCGTTTAAATATTTTCTGAATGATGACTGGGAATCTCTTAGCTATTGGATATCCACCAGCGTCCCCAACGTGGTCCAAACCAGCGCTTTTATCTGGCATTCCAAAATCATCATAGACTTGCTGTTCTAAAGTAGCCGTAAAGTTAGGACACTTGTTTGTGTTCACTTTTAAGTGTCGTTCACCCTCAGCATTCAGAATTTGTGCATTAACTGCAGTGATACGATCTTTAATACCGGGATTCACACCATTAACTTCAACTTTGAATCCATTTTTCTTTAAGATTGCATGATCAGATTCACTGAAGTTCTTTGATGATGTTGCCTGACCTGAAGCATCTGGAATCACAGTAATATCGTGATCTGGAAAGCGCTCATTAATCAGTTGACACATCGTCGGTGTATCTCTCACGCCAACCAGTTCATCTAAAGCTCTTGGCTTCCCTTCTCTAATGACATAAACCACAGCAGCCATTTTAAGCACGTTAAAATCCATACCAATGAGTAAAGGCTCACCTTTCTTAATTTCTTCATCCGTGTGGTTTAGAACTCGATCAAAGTCGGGGTAAACAGCACCACTGGTTAAATTGACAAACTGCCCTCTTAAATAAGCTGAAATTAATTGCGGCGGATAAGACTCATAAAGTGATGATATGTAGTCATCTGGAAGATTAGCTTCATTGTCATAAGTTGAAGCTTGAATCATTCCATAGAGCTTACGCTTAGCCTCTGATTTATTTGCCTCTTTAACAAATTGCTCGTATGTAAACTTAAAACCTTCTGGTGTTGTGGCCACATCAATACCGTTGAGCAAACCAGCTTGCTTATAACGCATACGAGCGATGATCTTACGCCAAGCCTGTTGAGCTTTGACCTTGGCCATAACATCAAGCTCATCAATCAAGGCGTGGCCAATTTTAAAACCTACAATGGTTGCTGGTTTCTCCATAGACCGGCAAATGATTGTAGTTCGATATTGCCGACCATAATAGATATCCACCTCTTTATTGGTTTCATAAACCTTAGTTTTAAGCCCCCAATCGAAAGCAACCTCTTCAATAGTTGGAAAGAAAATGTCGCGAATCTGCGGGTAAGTTGGAGCAAAATAACCCAAAGGTACTTTTGGGAATTCCCAAGCTTTGTTGCATAAACTGGAGCATCCAACCCAAGTCTTTCCCGATCCAAAGCCAGCGACAAATGCGCGGAACTTCTTTTCCATCTGCAAAAAATTAGCCTGAGGTACATTCAGTGTCGGATTGATGTTCGGCATCTTTTTTACTCGCATCTACAACTTGAATAGTTACCTTGACTGGTGTTGGATCTTCATCACCTTCACCCTCTCTTAACTTTTCAATCTCAAGTTGCTTTAACTCAAGATTTAAAAGCATGAGGTCATAACCCTGCATTTCTTCCCTAACCTGTTTAATAACCCCTTGCTTCATAAGCCTGTTGTTCTTCCAGTCTTCATAGATCTTCTGAAGTTCTTTAAGCCGATAGGCTTTATTAGCTAAAGGGATGTCATAAACATTCTTTTTAAAGTCCTCTCGGGTTTTATGAAAAAGGTCTTTATATTTCTTACTTAAATTCTTTCCTGCCGCTTTTGTCGGGTCATAAAGTTGTACCTGTTTTCGATCAATCTCAATGTTAAATTCTTGCTTGACAGCATTAGCTACCTGTTGAGGGGTATCCATGCAGGCAAGCGCTTGAACAATAAATATTTTTACCTGTTCTTTAAGTGCAGCCATACCCCCACCTTTGTCTAGCTACGTCTAGCAAAGAAGGCAAAAAAAAGAGCCATTCGGCTCAGTTGATTACGCAGTTTCCGCAGCATTTTGAAATATCAAGTTTCGAAACAAACGGCGGATTCTTTGCAGCTTCAACGATACGTTTAACGCTTTGACTCGCCCCCCACCGTTTGGTTACACCAACAAACTCTTCGACATCGTGACCAGCTAAATAATGTTTAGGTAAACCTGTTGAGCTACTAAAGATCATTTCACCGTCTTCATCACGTTCTACGCCTATATGGTAGAGTTCATGCTCAAGCAAAGCACAAAACTCACGATCATTTGCTTTGTCGCAAAATGTAGCATCAATGGTGATCAAGTATGTTGGCACAAAGCCGAACCAGTCTCGCATCTGTTGCTCTTGTCTGGCCTTACGCCATCCACCAACATTGAACATGACTTTTTCGCACTGACCTAACACCATAGCTTGCTTGCTTTTATATGCAGAAGAGGCCCAAGCACATGCTAAAAATTCTTCATTATCGTGAAGCAGCTCAGCTATGTGATCATGATCGGGATTATAAAGAGGTCCACCAATAGTTAAGTAATTAGCAACAACCCATTTTTTTAGATCTGGTGCTGGTGTTAGTCTTATTGCTTCTTCTTCATCTGCTTGATCAATAAAATCAGTCGGTGGAAATGGTCTGATCTGCTCCATCTTCAATTCTCGCTAATTCACTTTTTATCCAGTTGATGACATATCCCGACAAAATAGAATCTGGATGAAAGCGCTCTATTTTGTAACCCATCTCTTCAGCATGATCATATCGATCAAGACTCCATGCTTTATTTGACAGTTTTCCACTACGCCCACCAGACCAGGAACCGCCCTCAATTTCAATGAGCAAACGCAATTTCACAATATGAAAGTCAAAGCGCCAGTGTTTGGTATGGATCGGCTGAAACTTCTGTTCAAATCCAATCGACAAATCCTCAAGCTCTTCCTTAAGTGTTGCCTCAGCCTCGAGATATTTTTGCTTCGCCTTAGGCAATGGCCGGCTTTTAGGTTTAGTTTTAGGTTCTTTTTTCCGAGTAAGCCAAAAGTATTCTGTAGAATCCATTATTCTTACCCATAAAAAAAACCGCCCTTAGGCGGTGGCTAAAAATAGAGACAACTAACTATTATTTCTTAAAAGTTGCCTTATAAAGCTTTGAATTAAAGTAATCCGTAATTTCTTTACCTTCGGTTTGAATTTTTTCCTCATTTAAAGGTAAAAAATCTAATTCAAATTTCAAGCTCATATACTCTGGAATAAACTTCTTTATAGGCGGAGGTGGTTTAGGTCCACCTTCTGTAATTTTTTCGATAAATCCAGCTAACCATAAAATATACTCACCTTCTGAATTATGAGGAGGAATCAAACTCACATCTATTTTTACTTTACATTCATCTAATTGTTTACTAAACAATTCAACAAAATCAATAAAATTATATTTTAATTTAAATTTTGTTCCCTTAATTTCTCTGCGTATACATGTCATAAGTAAGTTCATATTTTCAATACAGTCATGTGAAAACAATTCCTCATCTTTAATTTTGTTATAAATATTTTCCGCAAACATGAGATACTGTGTCATTTCAGCAGCTCCTCATTTTTATAAAGTATTTTTCTTAAGGTAGTCCTATTATAACAATGTTGCAACAAGAAATTTTCCATTTTTAGTTTAAGAAAATTTTAAAAATTATAAAAACGATTATATTCAATAAATTAGTACAAATAAAAGCTATGGAAGTTTGATCTTTCTATTGAGCTTTAAAATGGATTATTGTGTTTAAATCATCAATTTAAAAAGCTTGCCTAGTAGGCAAGCTCCCCCTTTTTTTGATATTTGCGCTGATCAATAAGGTTTAGTGTTACTTAAAGCAACACACTGATAATACTGAAATATTTAAAAATAAAAAAGCCCACTTCCTATTTTTATTCAGAAATGGGCTTAGCGAAAAAAAACGCTTAGACCTGAAATAGGAAATATCTATTCGGAAATATCTCCAACTTCATATTGGCATAATATTTAAGCACTAGCAATAGGGATTGAATTAAAAATATCAAATATTCATATTTAAATAGATAAAGATTTCTTTTTTTAAATGGTTTTATTTTTAGCCTACATAATTTTTTTACTTATCAAGACTTATAAAGAATATGTGCCCATCAATAGGTAATACTTAATAAGGTCTTATGTGTAGTAACCATTAGGCTCTAGAGAGTAAGAAATCACACTGACTAAAAATAAAAAATAATTAATTTTCAATATCAATGATCATATACTGCAAAGTTATGTATATTCCAACTTCTCCATTGTTGAGTGCCTCATATAAGTCTTCATCAACAAAATCTCCAGATTCATCATCTAGCCATTTATGAATTTGAATAATTTGTATATTCCCTTTTTTGTCTATTCTTGCTATTGGGTCTATTACGGACCGAACTATCACCTTCTTCTTCGTCTCAACATCAAGCAATGTGATAATTGTCATTTTAAAATCCTTATAAATATCCTGTATAACAACTACGCTCAATCAATAAAGATTTTTATATTTAAATTACTTAAATAGCAATCTTTTCAATCTAAAAAATAAATTAAAAACACTTCAATAGTATGTGCCTATTAGAAAAGATACCTTAAATATTCTACTAGCAATAAAAAACCGCTTTAAGTATT